CGCAAACATTTCCATTGTCAATGGCAAGACGAAACGGCTGAGGCCACATTCACCTTTTGGTTGTTTGTATTGGTTCTCCCCGCGATTTTCGTCTCTATGGCGTTTTATCTCGATCAGTTCGAGTGTCTGATGTGTTGGCAATGGATGGTTGCCAGCATGCTCTATCAGATCGCCGCGGTTTTTGCCGACCGCTACGTCTGTGCCAAGCGTGGGTACAGGGCGAAATTTTGTAAGCGCACCATCCACAGTTACTCGTCGATGACCAACAAGGATTGGGACGATGCTGACAGGAGAGCCGACTCCATGTCACTCCGGGAACTGAAACATGTCAACGCCCGGTACAGCGTCATTGCGTACCGCAAGACTTTAAATGGCGTTATTCTCAACACCGACAAATTCGGGCAACTTACTGGAGTTCCCGACCTTCTTCTCATATCTCATGAGTTGTTAGCACAATTGACCACTCCGAACGTCATGCTAACTGACGACGCCCTTGTCGTCAAAGAACGGCTTGCGTGTGCGGTAAAGACCATACACACCGTCAATATTGACAAAGAACTGTATCAACAGGGTGAAGATGTGGCTAGGAACACCTGTTTGGTGGCGGAAGGACTCTGGATGCAGATCCAGCAGGCCCGCCCCCAGGGTTTCTAACTCGCTCCAGCAGGATTGGAGGGCAACGGTTGTACGCCCGTGGATATCGCTACCTCGAGAATTCGATGGATGCGATCAAGGAGATCAAAGGATCTGCGGTGATATCAAAACCGCGCGAGGTAGCTTTAGGAAAGCGCCCGGTAGTCCAGGTTTCGTTGGGACCAGTGGTGGTTGGAGCGGTTCGCCCACACCCTTGTCCCCTGGACCCCGATACAACCATTGCTGGAGTGAGGCATAGGTTTCTTAAGAAACCGCCCACGCCTGAGGAGTCGCTTCTGAAGAAGTTCAGATTGCACTGCAGGCGTGTTTGCCGGAAAGAATTTACCCCCATTTCTTCCGATGCTGATGTGAGCGTTGAGCAATGGCTAAGCCACACAGATTACCCCGACTGGAGACGCAAAGAACTCCGGGTTCAATGGGATGGCGTTGCGAGTATGTGGGATCCAGATAAATCCCACCGCTACTTCCGATGCAGTTCTTTCATGAAAGACGAGGATTATCCAACCTACAAGCATGCCCGCGCTATCAATTCGCGTTCGGATCAATTTAAGTGTGCTGTGGGTCCCATCTTTAAGCTGATAGAAGAGCAAGTGTATCGACACAAGGCCTTTATTAAGCATGTTCCTGTTTCGGAACGCCCT